GGGCTTTAATACCACAGAATATAGCTGAATGTGAAGCCTGTGCAGCGAAGGCAGCAGGGCAGCAGTCAAGACACATGGAATACAACAAACACCGAAGAAACAAGAAGACAGCAGCCTTCTATGTATCAAGTGAGTGGAGGAAGACAAGAGCCGAAACAATCAGGCGGTTTGATGGCGTTGATATATATGCCTTCTATGTGCTGCATGTAATACAGACAGCTGACATGGTGCATCATATCACACCTATTGAAGACGACTGGAACAGACGACTTGATGCAACCAATCTGATCCCATTAAGCAATCACAGCCATGGAATCATTGAAGCCTTGTACAGCAAGGACGAACAGACAAAAAAAGCGACACAAAAGATGCTGTATGACCTGATAGAACGCCACTGGAAGGCGACAGGGGGAGTATGAAAAAGTATCGGGTTAAGTTTATTTAGTCGCGCTTCCCCTTTTCCGTGGAGAAAACTCCCCACGGAAAATCCAGATCAGGGCATCCGAAAAAGGGTGCGTGTCAGATTCTGACACACCGCAAGGAAACCAGCAAAGAAGGGAGGTCGCAGAAGAATGGCAGGACAACGACAGCCGATCGCGCTGGTACAAGCAAAAGGCAAAAAACACCTGACAAAAGCAGAAATTGAAGAACGTCAGCGAACAGAAGTGAAAGCGGCTGCGGACAAAGTGACAGCACCGCAATACTTATCGCCGACACAGAAAAGAACCTTCAAGAAAATCGTGAAGGAACTTCGTGCGATTGACCTCATATCGAACCTTGATGTTGATGCACTTGCAAGACTGGTCATCGCACAAGAAAAATACATCGCAGTCACGCAAGAACTGAACAGACAACCGATCATGGTGGAAATTGAGATCGCAACAAAGCAGCTGGACGAATACGGACAGCCAGTGAAGATCAGAAAAGAAGTCGTGAACGGAGAAGTGGAAAGACTTGCGCTACTTCAAGACAGATACTTCAAGCAGTGTCGTCAGGGGGCTGCGGACTTCGGACTGACAGTGTCAAGCCGCTGTCGCCTTGTAGTGCCAAAAGCAGACAAGGAAACACCGAAAGAAAACAAGTTCGCGAAATTCGCATAAGGCGAACACATGACAACAGATAGAACTACACAATACGCGCTGGATGTCCTTGCGGACAAGATTGTTGCTGGCGATCTGGTCAAAGCAGCATGTCAAAGACATATAGACGACATGAAAGCGGCTGAAGCTGCGCCATATCGCTATTACTTTGATGTTGAAGAAGCAGAAAGGATCATTGACTTCGCTGAAACACTGACTATTGCGGAAGGCGAAGAAGAACAGCCAGTGACGGCATATCCATTCCAGCGCTTCATTCTGGGAAGCCTGAACGGATGGAGAACTAAAGACGGACATCACAGACGATTCAGAACCAGTTATATACAGCTGGGACGACAGAACGGCAAGTCATTCCTGAATGGTATTTTGGCGGCTTATTACGGCAATTTTGACAAGTACAAATATGGTCAGGTTTACTGTACAGCCACAAAGAAAGATCAGGCAATGATTGTCTTCAACGAAATTGTGAAGTTCATAAATTCCGACAGCGATTTGTCAGAGTGCTTCAAGATTCACGAACACAATTCAACAATCGACTGCAAGATCACACACAGCAAGATCAAGGCACTGTCAGGCGACACGAAGTCGATTGATGGATTCAGACCATATCTGGGAATAGTGGACGAATATCACGCGCACAAAGATGATCAGATGTACAAGCTGCTTGAAGGCGGCATCAAGAAAATGAAGTCGGCACTGATCAGCGTGATCACGACAGCAGGATTTGACCTGAAATCGCCGTGTTTTGCGCTGTATGAATACTGTGTGAAAGTCCTGAGGGGTTTTATGATGACTCAATTCCTCCAGGTACTAAAACCTCAAATCATATCTTTTC